GAAGGCAAGGAACAAGAGTAAAGTAAAGGTTCCACTGTGTCTTTCACGGCTGGTATGGATGGGAAACCCTCTAGCTTCCTTCGGCTAGGGGGTTTCTTCTTGTTTTTTATTTGGACGTATTACTTCCAGTACGCGTCCTATCCCGTACAAAACAAGCAGTACAAAAGCAGCCCTTCTATATCCCATCATTTTTTATTTTTGCAAGAAGATTTTTTACAATTATTGCACCAGGTTTTATCGTTGGGTATTGGTTCGGTTCCATATTCAAAGTCATCGTAATCTTGTTGATTACGTAACCACCTGGCGACCTCTTCAATGTATCTTTTGATGAGCTGCGTTGGCATTGTTGTTTGAACTAAATCCCAAAACTGGAGCGCATTGTACGCATCCTGTCTTGAAGCGCAGGTGATAATTCTATAGGCTTTGTCAAAGCCCCGCGTTTTTTGTCTCGAAGTGTTTCAACGGCGTCACGGAAAGCCCATTGCGACATCGGAAGGTTTTCGTCTTGACCGACCGGAACAGACGCAATACTAAACGGTGTAGGGAAAAGAGTTCCGCGTGCTTGAGGAAGCGTTCTTTCGGGCGTTTCTTGTGTCGGTTTGCCAAAGATTTGTTCACGTAGTCCAGTAGGCATCGGGCTTCCTGGCTTCATCATCCTTTCAGCCCAATCAGCAGGAATTTGTTGCCTGGGATCACCGCCAAAGGCTGGAGTTGCCGAAACCTGCTCACTAAAGTAAGGTTTCATCCCAGTACCACCGCCTCCTTCGTAGCTGCGGCTAACGCCAAAGGATGGAATGTCTGTGCCAGCCTGGCTGTACTCCTCTCCGCCGCTTAGGTACTCACGAAGAAAATCTTTACTTTCCTTTTCTGGCATAAAAAACCCAGGATCTTTATCCCAGTTGCTTTCTACCATAAATCCTGGGTCTTTATTCCATTTATCTCCTATGTAAAAGCCTGGATCAGTGTTATACATACGTGTTCTAATCAGAACTTAGGATAGAAAAGTTGACCAACGCCGGTTGGGAACAGTGTCTTAACAAAAGTAGTGACTTTATCTAAAGTCGTCTGAGGTTGTGCGGTAGTCTGCAAGTTAGGCATCCCAGTGGCACCTGCAGTTTTTTCAGCTGCTAGGGCATTAGCAGGAGCATAAGGAGCACTAACTGCAGCACCTTGCTGTTGAGGAGGTGCTGGAACTGCGTTGGCAACTCCTGAAAAAGAAGTCTGGTTCACAGGAGAAGGTTGAACACTGCCTGCGCCAGAGTAGAACTGACCTGCTTTCTGGGCAGCTGCAATCTCTGCATCGCTAGGTCCTGTTGTTGGTGCTCCAGCTGGGAACCGTTGATTAAACTCGCGCATGGCAAGCATCGGGTTGGCTTGGGCCCACTGCTCCTGTGCTGAACCCTTCTGATAACCAAGAGCGCCTGTAATCTCACCAATGTTCTTGGCGCCTACCGCTCGCTGAGCTGCGTAATAATCCTGCAGTCCTGCTGCTTGTTTCCCGCCAGTGGGAGTGAAGCCTACGGGCAACGCAGCCATTCCAGCTAACTGCTGAACGCCAGGTGCTCCGCCGTACTGAGAAAGTAGTGCTTTGTATTCCTCGTCAGCTGCTTGAACAATTGGAGCTGTACCACGACCGGCAGGAATTGGAGTTGCACCAAGTTTCCCCGGAGCCGGAAGAATAGGAGCAGACGGGGCGCCTGCTCGTTCAGCCAGGATTGCCCGCATCTCATCGCCTTCACTCTTGTAATCAGGTACCCAGCTTCCTTTGCCACCTTGGAGGGCCCACTGAACAGGCTTGCCTTTAAGAACGGCCAGTGATCCTTCGGGACGACCCATAGGTTGTTCCGCTGCAGCAGCAGCAGCAGAACGGGCACCAAAAGGACCTCTTGCAACGTAACCGGGAGGCGAAATAGCGCGACCAATGTCCCCAAGAAGTCCCCACGGGTGATCATCTTTCGGTGCACGATAAAGAGGTACAGGCACGATTACTTACAACAATTCCTTTACTTACAATACTAATACAGGTAAACAAAGTAACGCCGTGGAAGTCATTCAAACCTTTCCCAACGGATCCACTATTGAATTTGGTGAAGATGCACACAGTAATCAAGTCCACCGCGTGTGCAATCCTTCAGGTTCTGTGTGCAAATACGTCGAACCTTACCATTGTGCGCTTGTTTATGCGAGCCAATATGAGGAATACTTTAAAAACAATTCAAAAAACAGTTCTTCTAACGGGTAGGGGGCGTTTTGAGTACTGCCCGAAACGCCAGTGCTACGAAGGGTTTTCGGGTTAACTTACAAAGTAGCGTTTCTAGAGGGGGTATTACTCTTAGGGAAGCAGCTTGTGGTTCTACTCTGTAAATACATAGTTTAATAAAAAATGTATTTACGAAGTAGAACCACCATTTACTTCTATAAGAATTTATAGGGCTTAAAACGCTTAATTCGTAAGTTAACCCCTGCCTCCCCTCAAACCCTTGACAGGGCAATGGATCTCGGCTACCGTTTCCGGGTGGTCAAATTTTCCCCTACCTTGGACCTAACGTTAAAATTCTTTAACGAGCACTACCTCACTGGTAAGGATTTACTTCATTTCGTTGAAATCCTGAACAGATTTCAAACTGCCTATGGCGCAAAACCCTGTTGGTGCCTGAAAACAGTGACTAAAGCTGAAGTCAAGGGGTTCACCACCAGCCACTCAAGCAAGCCTTTATACAAAGGGATAGACGCCAGGCCGTTGGCCCTAGCTGTCGTTGATCAGTATCAAGATTGGACTAAACCGGTGGTGGTGAGACGACATCAATGTGAATCCTTGCACTGTATCAACCCGAACCATTACTACTTTGGGACTAAGCGTGACGTGTGTTTTGAGCGTGGGTGGCGGAAAGGCAGCCCCATAACGCCTGAGTTAGTGGCGGAACTCAGAGAGAAGCATGAGTCTCAAAGCCTTTCTTTCGCTACCCTTGCTGAGACCCATAAGCTCCCCTACTATCTGGTAAGGAACATCTGCAGGTACGTGGCGTATGAATGACGATCTTTCCAGTATCATCGCCAGCAAAGCGGCGGCTTTAAGGGAGAAATTTCCCACGGAAGTAAAAAACCTTAACAAAGAACTGCTTGCACATAAGGACGTTTGCTGCCCGTGGCATAAACGAAATGAAACCAGACACAAAGGTCGATTTGGGCTGATGAACGAGTGTCTTGACTGCATGGAAGATATCCAGCAAGGTAGGTGCGCTGTTGATGTCAAGAATTTTGATTTCAGCAATCACTGGCCGATTAAAAAATTCTGGGACAAAGTCGACATCAAAGGACCTGAGGAGTGTTGGCCTTGGGTTGGCGCTACGAAGAAAAACAATACCGAGACTGCTGCTTACATGCCGAGTCCTTTTCATAGCGGCAAAACTCAGTCAGCTGCAAGAGCTGCCTTTTGGACTGCCAGGGGGTACACCGGAAGGATGCGTGTATTCCACCAACCTGGTTGCGATATTCTGTGCTGTAACCCTTTGCATTTACGACTTCGGGAGCTAGAATCAATCCCTCAGCCGATTGAAATTTCCGCTGTTAACCTGAACTACGGAAACGTATTTGACCATGCAAGAGCGAATCAACTCAAAAATTAGCCAAATCCTCCCCACCTGCTGGCATGAGCCAAACCCTAAGTATCTAGGGCATATTCGCCTCGGTGGCGAGAATCATTTTACTGAAAAGTTTGATTCCAAAGAAGAAGCCTTTCTTGAGTTACGTTGCTTAGAAAAAAGACTTAGCTACGAAATAATTAAGACGTTAGAAGATGAAGGCTATTATCCCGAGCGTGCTAAAGTAATGGAAGAAAAGTATCAAGCCAGTGGTAGAACCAATGGTTTATACACTGGTTTAACTGTGGAAGATGCCGAGGTTTCTGACAACACTTCCAAGTAATCTTGGATTTTACAATTTAGGAAGCATTGAAGCTTACCCAACAGGTGGTACAGGCCCCACTGGGTATGGACCTAACTCATACTTCGGATCGGATCCGCTGCCTGCACAGTTAGGAGATAGCATCAACAACCCCGCTGATCTGGGTGATTTTTCAAGCATCTTTCGTACAGTTACAATAAGCAATACGCATGGTGGTTTAACTCGTCAACAGTCTTCTTTTTATAAAATTAAGTTAAACCGTCCACGAGCAATAAAATTTACGCAAAACAACAGCCCAACAGCTTATACAAGTAACACAAATAGGAACACAGTAATCTCCTTCTATAAGGTAGAAGACGGTAATCATCGACGTGAGCTTCCCATTAATAATGCAGGCTATGTTTACACCACCACTGGTGTTGACTATGACGACAACGTCAACTTGATTAGTGATGATTATCCTGTAACCCTCCTTCCCAGGGGTGAGTATATTTTCCTAATTACAAACGATATTCGCTATTTAGAAACAACGTATTCAGTTTCATTAATAAGCTTAAATTTGGACTGGCGCTACGTGGATGAGCCTCTGGAGGAATCGATTAATCTTGAACTTATTACGGAAGGCGTGAACGCACAGATTGACTTTGGATCAATTGTGGGGTAACTTAAAAGCTGTTAAACTAGTCAGAACTCTTAGCCAGAAAAATGAAGGTAGTAACACTCCAGCAGCTGGAAGAGAATTTTGATTCCATTCTTGAAGACGTAGAGGCCAATAAAGAACACTACAGAATTCAATGCAAAAATGGAGATGTCATGGTCATCCCCATTGAATCTTATGAAATTTTAAAAGATACCTATAAAGAATGGGTAGAAGAACCTCAAAATGATCCTGTTGCAGGCTTTGATCCTTGTAAGCTACCAGTTGTAGAGTACATTGCTGAACTTTCGACTAAGGATGAAGATGTCTAAGCAGTTGGCGCTAAAGGCCCAACTCCAGGTTGGTTCGGTGTTTTCCCTGTAAGCACGTCATCTACACCGGCTGCTTTAACAGTCTGTGCAAGTTGAACTGCTTTCTTAATTTTGCCACCTTTGACATAACGATCGCTGTCAGCACCAATGCCAAACTGGCTTGCAATACCGCTTCCAATTTTTGCTTCTTTACCTTCACCGCTAGAAACCCAATCGCTAATCTCCTGCTGACTCCACCCTCCTTTACGGGCTGCTTTTAAGTCCTGCCTATTAAAAACATTAGGATCTTTGCCACGTGTAAGACCGATTGGAGTCCGCTCAGCAGGAGTCTCAGGTTTATCTTCTTCGGCCCATTTTTCTTTTTGTTCTGCTGCAGCTCGAAGAACTGTTTGATTTCTTATGTCTTCAGCTGCTGCTTCTGCTGGTGTGCTAATAGCCCAAGAAGGACGATACGTCGTGTCCAACATACGAGGAGCGGCTGCCTTAGCTTTAGCTTCATCAAGCTGGCTTTGTGCAAAGTTAATTCCAGATTGACCAGCCTGAGATGCATAGGCTGGTAGGGAAGCTGCGTAGGAAGTTGCGGCTTGCAGTTTGCGACCTGCAGCAGAGGCCATTTGTGAATCAGTAAGCTGCGAAACTTCTGATCTTTGTCGCTTTAGTTCCGCCAGATAATCAGCAGCACGCGCAAAATCTATCTCAGGAATGACTGATTTAAACAGCGTAGGGGCTGTTGGTTCAGGCATATAAGTTTTAGGCGGTTTAGGCGCTGAACCAAAAACGCTACTCATGCTTACTTCCGTACGTGGACCTCTATAGTGATTCTATCGTTAACAAACCCGTAAAGATGCTGAAGGCCAATGAAGCCAAGGGGTCCCAGAACCAGGATCAAGACCAGCTCAGCGTAAGTGATGTTGCGTTTCATGAAAGTTACAGTCCTTATAAAGAGGAGTTTAGCGAACTTTTATCAAAAGTGTCCACCAAAGTGTTGCGAAGCGAGTTGATGACACACCAGCAACGCATGCTAGCACGTGCTTTATGGGAAGCCTGTAATTACGGAGGCCGACCGACGCCAGGTGATCTGAAGAACATGGAGCCTGAACGCATCTATTGCGAGTGGGTTTTAAAAATTGATCATGAACAACAGTGGAAGAAAGCTAAAAAACACGTTAAGCTAGCTGCAACTATAGAAAATGCTTAGTAGTAATGCAACCGGATCTCGTGATCACAGCGGAAGAAGAGGCACCGCAAAGCTATCCTGACTACGTAGTCAATCCAAACAAGTATCTAAGTTACCGATTCAATAACCTTGATATCGGTTCAGTGACACTTGAAAACTACACGGAACAGTTGGTTCCTTCCCTGGCGCAACAGATAAGTATGTTCGTACCGCCGTCAGGAAGCTTTGAGATTCCAGACCTTCATCGTTACCTGGAGTTGGTAAGAAGCTACGAAACTAGTACAAATGATCTAATTCTTGGACTTTCGTTGGCGGATCAAATTAGGATTTGTTTCAGTGACATGAAGCCCGCCACGATCTGTGAACGGTTTCCCGACATTGATTTAGCTACAAAACGACGGTACCGTTGTGTTGCTGAGTACCTTATCCGCCAAGAGGAGCTGACCAAAGTAAAAGATTCTCAAGGCAAATTGGTGAAAAAAACAGGCAACCTTGGTAAGCTTGTAGTCATCTACCAACCTCTTCCTAAAATCCGCCAGACGTTACAGCGCTCTGGTCTTACCCAATTTGTTAAAGATGACCGACCGCCGCAAGCAACTAATCTCGAAACTGATGCTGTCGACGCCAACTGAGACAGAACGCAAACTCATGCAGCTGACCCTGGAAAGGATCTGTTCTGACATGTGTGATTTCTACGACGGCTTTTATGCCAATGAAGGACCAGGCGCAATTGTGTATGCGCCGAAGGCAGAAAAAGCTGAGAACACTATGTTCTATTTGACAGTAAGTTGTTTAATAAATGCACTCAATGATTTCAACAGTCGAGACATGGAAGGTCCTGCAGATATTATGCAAAAAGCAATTGCACGAGCAGAGTCCCTAGATGTAGAAAAAGAAGCGCTTTTTATTATTCAGGATGAGGAACATATGTCACTAATTCATTACAAACGTGATAGCAACACAGGAGAATTCATGGCAATGTAGTTGTGTCTACCAACGGAAGGTATCTTTCTTTACAAAGAGTAAAAAATCTTGTCGAAGATTGGTTAACGCCAGTTGACTATCTTCCATATATTGATGCGCTATTGGGTGACATTGATCTAGACCCTTGTTCTACACATCAAGCTAACAACCAGTTTCTTAGGGCCAAAAGAATTTACACAATGGAGGATGATGGGATAAATATTGAAATCCCTTGGACTGGTAAAACCTATGTGTTCCCGCCTACTTATGGAAGATGCAGCTTTAGTCAAAAAAGAGGAACATGGAAATGGAATATGAGTGGATTAGGTAGATCACGTATCCCTTCTGTTGTGTGGTTTAACCGTTTAGAAAAAGAATGGAAGTTACGAAATATACCTGAAGCATTGTTTTTTAGTACAAATCCTGAAATGATGCGCGTATGTCCGAACATCTGGGATTACCCAATATGCATCCCTACTAAACGTGCGAACTTGGTCAATGGTAGAGATTTTTATACTTTACCTACTCCTTTTACATGGGGGTTTTTTATCTATCTTCCAAGACTTGATTTAGGATTTGACCAAGCAGATCGCTTTAAAGAAATCTTTTCTCACCTAGGAAAGATTATCTGTTAAACAAAGGTGCTTTGAATGCGTTCTTGAAACCATAGGTAACGTCTCCAGGTCCAGACATCACAAATCTATTGTCTTCTTCACGTTGTTCAGTGATGCGGGGTTCTGCTTGCTGTCTTCGTTGTTGAATAAAGCGCTTCAAAAACCGCTTCCCAGCAACGTTATCCTGGGCACCTTTACCGCCGTGATACCTGGAATCAACGGAATAATCTTGACTTGTCTGTAAGCTCATTGTAATATTCTGCCAGAGCTAAATACAACATGACTTTTTCAACGCTTTTTGGATCTGCTAGTGAGGATCACCTATCCTTTTCTGGTGCTGGAGACTGGATCAGTTTTAAAACTGACAGCAGCTTTGATGACCTAGTCAATTCCCCAGCTCACTACACTACTGGTGATGTAGAGTGCATTGATGCAATTGAAGCTTCTCTGTCAAAAGAAGCCTTCCGTGGTTACCTAAAAGGCAACATTGAAAAGTACGTTTGGCGTTACGAAACAAAAGGTAACCCAAAGCAAGACCTTGAAAAAGCTCAATGGTATCTAGACAAACTTATCTCTACCTATGACACAGTTTCATTCTGAAGAAATCTTGTCCAGTTACGGAAAGGATTTACAAGTTCTTGACATGCTGAACTTGATTCAGAATTCTAAAGAGTCTTGGGGGAACCTAATCCCCCTTGCTCTTGATTCCAGTAACGAAAAAAGCGACGAACAACTTCTTGACTAGGGTCCCACTCCAGAAGTTTGCGTTCAAGGTACTCAATTGCTTTGACTTGGTTAGGAGTTCCATTGTAGTTCTCGGCTACGTTTAAAAGACATTGCCGTAGTTGGCAATTGTGCTGAATAAATAAAGGAACTTTTTTGTCTGCTGCCAAGTACGTATTAAGTTCAACTCGCCTGCGTTCACGCAGGTTTTCAGGGTAAAACTCTTTTCGATTTATATAGGGGCTCCACTCACGAATAAGGTCTTTTTTACTGGCCCTTGAATTGATGAGCTGCAGCAACTCACATTCTTTAAAAGCAGGCATGCCTATACTATGTGCATAGCTAAGAACAGCTGCTTTCTTTTTTTGGTTTAGCGGCATCACAACATAGTGCGCCACCAGGTTAGAGAATTCCTTCAGGTCTATTACTAACTGTTTATAAACTGCTTCCTGAGTAGCTTTTTCTCTGGCACCAACCCAATGCTTACTTATTTTGAGGCTACCATAGCCGATGCGCCAAACATCTTCTCCTTCTTCCCGATAAGAAGCAAATTGGCCAAAACCCAAGTGGGTCCTGGCCGGTGAGTATCTTGAAATCAGTTCGATGCCTAGCTGAGTAAGGAATGGGTAGTTATTCCAGTCGTCAGCTTTTTCTTTTTTCTTACGGGACGACAACGCTGCCGTTGTAACTGACCTCACTATACCCGTCAAGCGTCAAAAGGACAACATAATCCTTGGTGGCATCCGTAACGGTTACTGCCACAACACCTTTGCCTTTGCCGTTCTTAACGATGTTGTTGAACTTGAGGTAACCAGTAGGAGCGTCAGTGGTGTTGTAGGAATCTTCTTGGAAGATTTCAATGTGCTCAACACCGTTTGACCTGTCAATGGTGACAATAATGTCGCCAGTGGTGCCAGGGTTTACGCGGAACCCACGGATGTTAATGCCGCCGGTACCGTTAGCAGAAGTAGAACCTAGGTAAGTAACCTCAGAACCCGCATCAACGCTGAAGGTATCGAGGGTGCCTTTAATAGTACGAGTGGCCATTGCTATTAGGAGAGTTGACTCTGGGTTGCGTAGTTAAAACTGATCTCGGCATCAATACCATGTTCTTTGAGAATGTTAAAGAACATCTGCCGATCCATGGCTTTTTGGTGCAGCATATCAATAAAGGCTTCTTCCAGTTCGTCCCGGTCCAAGTCTTTAATTGTGAAGGCTGCGGCATGGATTGCGAATTCACTATCCATACTCAGTCCCAAGGCATTGGCTTCCATGCTTGATCCAATCCGTGATTACATCCTAACAGTTCTGAACTGATTTGCAATCACGCCTGTGTATAAGGAGGTTGTTGCAAGGGAACATCCCTTTGATCGACAGTGAAGTCAGGGTAATCAAATGCCCCGTCAAACACGCCAGGGGTCAGCTGAGGAAGCCGTTCGGCTAGGTAACGCTGTAGGTGTTGTTCTGTGGGTGTACTGGCGGCCATAGTCCTTTGGTTTTTGATTGAGAAGCAGATTACTTAGGCTGTATACAGCACCAAAAACCAAGCCAAACGTCACTAGAACAAGTTCCACTTGCAAATCTGCTTTCGAACTTCTATATTCTAGGTACCTATGCTTTTAAAAAGTGTCCACTGATGCTCTTATTAAGGATTTGCTCCAGACTGCTACCAGTGGTGTGACCAAGCTGCAGACGCTTAGCTACATAAAAACAAAATACGGCTTGAGCGAGAAAGATCTTGCTAAGGTTTTAGCATTTTGCGGCCTTAAGACAGAACCAGAAATAATTAATTATGACTATTTTTACAACCTACCCGTAACACAAAAAGCACAGAAGATTGTATATCCTTTTACGCAAATCTATATTACAAAAAATTTCTTTTCAGAACAAGAGTGCCTTGACATTATGAATGAAATAGATTCTGGGTTGAGACCATCAATAGTATCCAATCCTGAAGACGCTCAAATTTTATCTGAAGAGCGCACCAGCTCCAGTGCTGATTTAGATTACCTTAAAAATAGCATCTGTTCTAATGCAGATAGAAAAATATCTGACTACTTAGAAATCGATCCATTCCTTGGAGAGATGTTACAAGCACAGAAATACAACCCAGGACAGTATTACAGACAGCATCTAGATTTTTTTGCTCCAGGTAGTAAGGAATATAAGGTCTACACCGAATGGATGGGACAACGGACCTGGACGTTCATGTGTTATTTAAATGACGTAGAAGAAGGAGGAGAAACATCCTTCAAACAGTTAAAATTAAAAATTAAACCAAAGCGTGGAACAGCTGTTATTTGGAATAATTTATACAGAAACGGAACTCCAAACTATAAAACAGTTCATGAAGCATTGCCGCCAGTGAGCGGCGATAAATACGTAATTACAAAGTGGTTTAGAAGCTGGAGCTTGGTTTAGTTAGCTGCAATGCTGAACTTGACTACAGCGTTTGTGCCGCCTCTTTCGTGGAAAAAATTACCTCGGAGGAATCCAACAGGAAAACCAGTGACGTTGTAAGCGTATGTACCGTTCTCTATGATGGTGTTAGAAATCATCGCTCCATAGTCTGTGCCATCAATACTGCCATCAAGTCTGACCACAACAGAAGAATCAATATCAGTTACAGTAACAACCAACGTGTAGTTTCTAGTTGATAGATAGTTTGTAACAAGAACGTCAACACTATCGGTCACGCCAGGGGAGGTAAGTGCTGGAAACGTAGAGACTAACGTCTGTTGATAACTTTCAAAGTAACCCAATTGAACCTCCTAGCTATCTGACCAGCTTACTTGGCAGAGATCACAAACGTGACTGTTGGGGTTCCAGTGCTGATCGACACTAGGTTACCGCGAATCTGCTTTAAGGGAAGATTGGAGTAGCTGTAAAAATACGTGTTGTTGGAGGTCAGCGTTTTATCACTGGTATCTAGGTTAAAAAAGTTTGTACCGTCAAGGCTTCCTTCAACACGTACCACTACGTTTGTACCAATGGAAGCTACCTTTACCTGCACACCAAACGTAGTAGCAGCTACCACGTCCTGCACTGCTACATCAAGAGCAGGGGTAGCGCTAGCAGAAGTCAATGCTGTCGGATAGTAAAAAACTGTATCCGAAAAAATAGGACTTACAGACATTACTTTTTGTAATCTAAGTTGCTTTTAAGAAGCCACTGGTTCTTCTTATGTACTCTACCGCGTTCCACGCCAAGGTCAAGGGTAAGCTGATCACCGATCTGTTCCGACATTTTAGCCAGCTCTTCAAATTTGACGGCAAGAAGATTATGGTTTGTCGCCAACTGGAGAATAATCCCTTCTTGGTTAAAACAGCTTTCTAGCGATACCTCAGGCATAGTGGAGTACAC